AGGACACGATCCAGGTCCCATCGACGGTGATCTTGGTCCAAAGACACTAGCAGCAATGAAGGCATATCTAACTGCTAATACATCTTTCGCCAAGCAGTTGGGTCAAGATAGCATTCAAAAGTTTCAGGAGAAGGTGAAAGAAACAACAAAGACGGTTGTGCAAAAGGTAGCACCAGTTGTTCCTGTACCACAGATTGATGCTAACACACTAAAGGGTCGTGATCGTCCTCTGTATGCCAAGAAGGTTCTAATGGAACTTGGTTGGAAGGACTATCAGGCTGCCGCTATGGTTGGTCAGTTCATGCAGGAGTCATATGCTGACCTTCGCACAAATGTATGGGGTGATAACAAGACAGCATTTGGTATTGCTCAGTGGCGTGATAACTATGACAAGAAGTCAGGCGCACATTCACCCGGTCGTCTGACTGATTTGCTAAAGTTTGCTTCCGAGCGTAAGAAGCCTATTGATGATCTTGATACACAGATTAGATTTGCTGATTGGGAACTACGTCATGGTTCTGAAAGAGGTACAGGTAAACTATTAGCAGCAACAAAGAACATTGACGAAGCATTAGAAGTTGCTATTGGTTATGAACGTCCTGCTGGTTGGCGCCGTGATAATCCACGGAATGGACATGGTTGGGCGCAGAGAGAAAAGTTTGCGAAGGGACTACTATGAACACAGCGAAGATTATTGCAATAACTCAACCACTTATTGAAAAGTCGGAGGTGGATGATAATGGGTCCAAGTATAATACCTATCATATGTCTCCTGAAGAGTTCATCGCATACACAGCAAGAGTATCAAATCCATCTAATCAACATAACACACTAACCGCACCAAAACTTCTAAAGTATCTAATCACACATAAGCACTGGTCTCCTTTTGAGATGGTGTCTATTACTATGGATATTGAAACAACTCGTGACATTGCTCACCAGATTGTTCGCCATCGTTCATTCTCATTCCAGGAGTTTAGCCAGCGTTATGCAGACCCAACAAAGGATATGGGTTTTGTGACAAGAGAGGCACGACTACAGGATCAGAAGAATAGACAGAATAGTATTGAGACGGAAGATGTTGTGTTACAAAAAGAGTGGCAATATGCACAAGAACATATTGCTGATCAGTGTCAATCTGTTTATAATGATTTCATTAAGAGAGGCATCGCCAAGGAACAAGCAAGAGCAGTTCTACCAGAAGGTCTAACCAAGACTCGTCTATATATGTCAGGGACGCTTCGTTCTTGGATTCATTACATTGACGTTCGTGCTGAAGAAGGCACACAGAAAGAACATCGTGAGATTGCTATTGCTGCCCGTGAAGAAATCTTGAAGCATTTCCCATCGTTGAATGAGTATTGGTTTCCTACACCCGAACCCGTTGTTGAAAATAAACCTTGGTGGAAATTTTGGTAAGAAAGATTAAAGAGGAAGAATAAATGGAATCACTATATCAGGAATTTATCTATAAAAGCCGTTACAGCCGCTACATACCAGAACTAAATCGCCGTGAGAACTGGGGCGAAACAATCAACCGATACCTCGACTTTATGCAGATTCATCTAAAGACCAAATACAACTACGACATTCAGGACATTCGTCCACGTCTCTATAATGCCATATATGATCTAAAAGTCATGCCATCTATGCGAGCATTGATGACTGCTGGCAAGGCATTAGAGCGTGACAATACTTGTGGTTATAACTGTTCGTTTCTTCCTGTTGATGATCCAAAAGCATTTGACGAGGCTATGTTTATTCTACTCTGCGGCACTGGAGTAGGTTTTTCTGTTGAGCGTCAGTTCATTAATCAGTTGCCAGAGATTCCAGAAAGAATGTTTGAATCCGATACTCTTATTGTAGTAAAGGATAGTAAAGAGGGTTGGGCCAAAGCATTGCGTATGCTTATCTCACTTCTATATGCTGGTGAGATTCCAAAGTGGGATGTGACAAAGGTAAGACCTGCCGGTGCTCCTTTGAAGACATTTGGTGGGCGCAGTTCAGGACCTGGTCCTCTTTCCGAACTATTTAAGTTTGTTGTAAAGATTTTCCGTAATGCTCATGGTCGTCGATTGACTTCCTTGGAGTGCCATGATATTATGTGCAAGATTGGTGAGGTAGTGGTTGTCGGTGGTGTTCGCCGTTCAGCAATGATTTCCTTGTCTAATCTATCCGATGACCGTATGAGACATGCCAAGGCAGGTGCGTGGTGGGAAGCAAATCCACAGCGAGCATTGTCTAACAACTCTGCGGTATATAACGAGAAGCCAGAAATCGGTTCATTCATGTCCGAGTGGCTGGCACTATATGAAAGTAAATCAGGAGAGAGAGGTCTATTCAGTCGTGAAGCATGTCAAAAAATCGCAAAACGAAACGGACGCCGAAATCATGATCAGTTATTCGGCACAAACCCGTGTAGTGAAATTATTCTTAGACCATATGGATTTTGCAATCTTACCGAGGTGGTTATCAGAGCCACAGACACCATTGAACAAATTAAGGAAAAGATTGAGATTGCTACTATTCTCGGTACTTTCCAGTCTACTCTTACTGATTTCCCGTATCTAAGAAAGATTTGGACCAAGAATGCAGAAGAGGAAAGACTGCTTGGTGTTTCTCTAACTGGCATCTATGACTCCAAACTATTCAACAATCCGAATGATAAAGAGATTAAAGCAAGATTGGAGCAGCTCCGTGATTACGCTATTGACGTTAACAAAGGCCTTGCTGATACTCTTGGTATTAATGTTGCTGCCGCTATTACTTGCGTTAAACCTAGTGGTACGGTTTCACAACTATGCGATAGCGCCAGTGGTATTCATCCTCGTCACTCAAATTATTATATTCGCAGGGTTCGTGCTGACAACAAAGATCCTCTTACTAAGTTCATGAAGGACAAGGGTGTTCCGTGGGAGCCAGATGTTATGAAGCCTGACTCCACAACTGTATTCTCTTTCCCAATGAAGGCACCAGAAGGTGCTGTTGTTAGAGATGACATTGACGCCATCAAGCATCTTGAACTATGGGCAATCTATCAGGAAGCGTGGTGTGAACATAAGCCATCCGTTACAATCAATGTCAAAGAGAATGAATGGATGAATGTCGGTGCTTGGGTCTATGATCACTTTGATGAAATGTCTGGTGTGTCATTTTTGCCACATGATGGTGGTTCATATCGTCAGGCACCATATGAGGAGATTAGCAAAGACCTCTATGAAGCAATGCTACCATCTATTCCAAAGTCACTTGAATGGGATAGTCTAGTTGAAATGGAAGATAATGTTGAGGGTGTTCAGACCCTCGCTTGTACCTCAGGGAGTTGTGAAATCTAATGAAAAATCTAATCGTTGCTATGATGCTACTATCTACACCTGCCCTTGCTGAAACGAACATTACCATCAGCAAGTCACATCAAATGATGCAGGTGGATACGGACGAAGGTACCTATCAGTGGCCTGTGTCTACTGCCCGTAAAGGTTATTACACACCCACAGGTACCTTCACTCCGTATTCTCTTCAACCAATGCACTATTCAAAGAAGTATGATAATGCCCCTATGCCTCATTCTATTTTCTTTTCTGGTGGTTATGCTATTCATGCTACTCCACATGTTGGGAACTTGGGTCGGCCTGCCTCTCACGGCTGCGTTCGGCTTAGTCCTTCTCATGCTGCTACTCTATATGAGATTGTAGGTCGTGATCGTAACAACACAACTATTAGGATTGTACCATGAACCTATTTCAACAAGGTAACTTTGTCTCCCATGCTGGTAGAGAACTAGAATGGAAGATTGAATGTGACGCACTAACAGACGAAGACTGGGAATGTCTCGCCAAGATGATTAGTGAACGATGTGCCTTTGGTACGGTTTATGGCATTCCTCGTGGTGGTGTGAAACTACAGAAGGCATTGGAAAAGTATTGTGATCCAAAAAATCCATTTCGTCTTGTTGTAGATGATGTATATACTACAGGCAAATCTATGCGAGAAGAAATGAAACACAATGATATTGGTTTCGTCGTCTTTGCTCGTAATAGAGTTGAGTTTGATCCTGAAAGATATGTTCGGGCACTATTCACAATGGACGTTACATGACGGATGCCCGTTTCAAGTCTATAATGGCAATCATAATCAATGTAACCATTTTCATGATGATAGTAGAGGCCACTAATCTGGCCTTTGCTATCACTGCCGTATTGACTTTGTGTGCGGCTCTTGTATGGATTATGTGACTATAAATAAAACGTCCTCTAAACCAAAGGAGAGGTTTTGAAGAACAAAGAAAAGAAGAAGTATCGTGCTATCTTTATATCTGATGTTCACTTAGGTACAAAATACTCCAATGCTGAAAAGTTACTGGAGTTTCTCAAAGAAACCGAGGCCGATAGATACTATCTGATTGGTGATATCATTGACGGATGGATGATGCGAAAGAAAGTATATTGGCCTCAGGCACATAACAATGTTATTCAGTTCTTTCTAAAACAATCCAAGAAATCAGTAGAAATCTATTATGTCACTGGCAATCATGACGAGTTTCTTCGTGAATATGCTGGAACTGAAATGGGTAATATTAGATTGGTGAACGAAGTCGTTCATCATGGTGAGAATGGCAAACGATATCTTGTTATTCATGGAGACCAGTTTGATCTTGTTACAATGAATGCCAAGTGGCTAGCATTGATTGGTGGTTGGCTCTATGATAGAATGATTGATTTGAATCGATATCTACAGGCACTATATAATGCTTTAGGGGTGAATGGTTTCTCTCTTTCTGCTTGGGCGAAACACAATGTCAAAGAAGCAGTCAACTTTATTGGTGATTACGAAACCGTGGTGGCTGATGCTGCCAGAAGGAGATGCGTCGATGGAGTGGTTTGCGGTCATATTCATCATGCTAATATATCTACTATGAATGGTATTGAATACATGAACTGCGGTGATTGGGTTGAGTCCTGTACCGCTATTGTCGAACACTATAATGGAAAGTTTGAGATTATAAGACGATGAAACTAACAATCTTTACTGATGCATGGGAACCACAAATCAACGGTGTGGTGACCACATTGAAGACAACCATAAAGCATTTGGAGAAGAGAGGATTTGAGGTCAAGGTTATTCATCCTGGACTATTCAAACTCTCTATTCCATTGCAACCATCAACAGGCATTTATATGCCTCTTATGCCTATGGGTATTGCAGATGACGAAGTGAAGAATGCGGAACACATTCACATCGCCACAGAAGGAAGCATAGGTCTTGCCGCTAGACATTATTGCAAAAAGTATAAACGGGATTATACCACATCGTTCCATACTAAGTATCCAGAGTATCTGTATGAACATGCTTATATACCACCAAGAATTACTAGTGGGTATTTTCGTTGGTTCCATAGAAACAGCCATTGTGTTATGGTACCAACACCCGCCATGGTTGATTACTGTTCTAAAATGGGCATCAATAATGTAAAGATTTGGAGTCGTGGTGTTGATACAGAACTATTCAAACCAGATCCGAATTGGAAACGAAAGGGTGATGGCATTCGTGCCATCTATGTTGGTAGAGTTAGTGCCGAGAAAAACTTAGAAGCATTTCTAAGTATCAAGAATGAAAAGATTATAAAGTTTATTATTGGTGATGGTCCTCAACTTGAAGAATATAGAACAAAGTATCCAGACGCCTACTTTCTAGGCAGAAAAACTCCAGAAGAAATCGCCAGACTGTTACAGGTACAAGATGTGTTTGCTTGGCCATCTCTTACTGATACATTTGGTCTGGTTGTGCTTGAAGCAATGGCATGTGGTTTGCCTGTAGCAGCATTTGATAATGAAGTGAACAGACACATCATTGATATCAAATCAGGTTATCTAGTCAAAGATGACTTGGAGGTTGCTATTACTGGTGCTAATCTTTTGGATCGTGATAACGCTGTAGCAAGAGCAAAACTCTTTTCGTGGGAGGCCGCTACAGATCAGTTTGTAAGTAATTTGGTATGAATGAACTAGATGAAATTTTACTTGAACAACTTCACAACTGCATGAGAAACAAACAAAAGTTGAGGCGAATAGAAAGACTGACAGGCAAAGATCCTGTTATCGATAAGGGTAGAATCTATATTGAGAACAGAATAAAGTTTTTTGAAAGTATGATACAAGACAAGTCTTTATTGAAAAAGAGACCAAAAAGAAAAAAGGTAAAAGAATCAGATTTACTGGCAAGGAATCCTCTGTATGAATGGTATAGAAACACTTTCATCATTACGACTCTTGGATATAAGATGCTTTGGGACTCTCTCGGTCAGTATATGTCTTATTTTAGAAAGGATAAGGAGTAATGGCAGGAGAAAGAGCCGCTATCTTTGGACAGTTTATTGAACAGTTAGTAGAGAGTGAAGTTAGTCTATTGGACCGAGAAGAAGTCTATAGAGTGCTTCTCGACGTTCTAGAAGAGTTTGAGATTAAAGGCATGGAAGGATATCTAGATATTGATCCTGCTTTTGATCAAGTGTGGAACGACAAATATCCACCGAATATAACCGACTACGAAGAATAACTATATAGGTCTATGTGGACCTATAACAACGAACCCTTTACAGAGATACCAGACGGATACGTGGCCTTCGTATATGTGATTACGAACACGGTCACTGACAGAAAATATGTAGGCAAGAAACTGTTTAAGTTTACTCGCACCTCAAAGAAGAAGGGTAAGCGAGTAAAGAAACAGATTGATTCAGACTGGCTTGATTACTATGGTTCCAATAAAGAATTATTATCGCATGTTGATCTATTCGGCAAAGAAAAGTTCAAACGAGAAATCCTCTATCTATGTAAGAGCAAAGGCGAGGCTTCGTATATGGAAGCGAAGGAACAGTTCAATCGAGATGCTTTGATTTCCGAAGATTACTATAACGAATGGATAATGGTGAGAGTAAGGAAATCTCACATGAAAAAATCACTTGACATTCCGAAATGAATATGCTATAAATGAGGTTATGATGGCAATTGTAATATATTCCAAAAAAGACTGTTCCTTCTGCGACAAGGCAAAGGAACTCCTCCGTGCCAAAGGAAAGTTTTTCATCGAATATAAACTCGACACTGACTTTTCCAGAGAGACTTTGAAGGCACTATTTCCTACCGCAAAAACTTTTCCTGTGATCACTATTGACAGCCGCTACATTGGCGGTTATAATGAGTTATCGAATCTACATCAGGAAGGAAAACTATGATCGACAAGTATGCTCTAAAGGAAGATTTGAAGAACGGTGTTGTTACCGTTGTCTTTGAAAAGAAGGATGGCACTGAACGCACTATGCGAGCAACCCTATCGGACTTGTATGTGCCACAGGTGCTGTCAGAATATGACGGACAGGTGGCAAAGCCTGCTCGCCAACTAAATGATGATGTTCAGGCAGTATGGGATATTGATGCAAATGGCTGGCGGTCATTTCGTTATGATTCCGTGAAAACACT